CTTTGAAACCTATAGGGTCAATGCCTAATTTAATTTGTATTTCTTTGATAGCGTCCGGGAAGTCATCAGGGTTTTTTAAAACTTGATTTAATTGTTTCATGTATAAAGTTTTTTCTTTACCAACTAAACTTTTGTCAGAACCTACACTTGCAAATAATCTTGTTATATCTTTTGCACCGATTCCATATTTACGTAAAGCTTGAAAACCAATTCTTGCAGCAGCACCACCAATAAACATAGGCACACGACCACCATCTGCAAATTCAAAATCCTCTGGGTCAACCATATTAGGATTAAAGTTTCTATCTGTTATAGTTCTACCTTTTGCATCTTTTATTTTAACTAAATTTTTAGCGAATATTTCTATCTGCTCTCTACCATCTAGTTGCGAAACTGCTGATGCAACCTTTGGTCCAAAATATTTTTGCACTAATAACAATGGATCGCCGAGTGCACCACCTCCACCTTCTGTTACAAATCTTA